CTTTAGTTTCTTACCTGTAATAGGGTCTAGACCACGTTTCTTTCTACCTTTCTTTACACGTTCTTCGGCATCTTTATTTAAGTTGCCTTTCTTATCAAAGAACTTTGATAGATGTGGAGGTAGTTTACCTTCGTCAAGGTCATCACCATCTTTATAAACATGATGGGCAGTAAACTTAGAACCACGATGTTTTTTATTGAGGTCATCTACCATTTTCTTTGCCTTAGCAACACCGTAAATCTCTACAGTTTTACCGCCCTTCTTCAAAGGTTTACCGTCTTTACGGATTTGGTAGGTAAGTTCTTTTGCTTCGTTAACAGACTCATTCTTAGTATATAACTTAGACTTGTTCTTAGCAACGAAATCACGCACTGCTTTCTGTGATGGTCTGTCGCCATATGCATAATACGCATCAGCATATACTTCGGCATGCTTCTTAGCAGTTGCCGCATCTTTGTATGACTGCTGTGCAGAGTAAATGCCTTTACCGTCTCTAGTACATGTTGGAGTGTAACCACCAAACTGTGACTTCTTGCCCGAACACTTTACACCCGCACGACCAGTAGTTGCTTCACGCAATTCTTTGAATGATTTCATTATGCTAGATCCTTATCGTGGTTTAAACCACCCTTCTTCTTTTTAACTATGAATGCGTTGACTCGTGCGTGACCCCATTGTTGCGGAGTAGTTCCTGGTCTATGACCAGACTTCCATGCGGCAACACCACGATTATAAACTTTCTTTAATGTTGCGACCGAGATACCTGACTTCTTTGCTTTAGCGGCAAGACCATCAGATCCCTCTTTAACGTCAAGTTCATCATACACTGGATAACGTTTCTCGTCAAGATATTTTTTGAAAGAAATCACTATTTTGTTTCCTTATTCTTTTGTCGTGCACGTGCTAGTCTTGCTCTGTCTAGAATACGGTCATGACGTTTCTTATCGTTTTCTACTTCACGTTCGATATCGATACGTGCTTGTTTAACTGGGTTAGTATCTTCTTTCATGCCAGACATTACATCAGCAAGTGCTCTTGAGTTGATACCAGATACATTGAATTTGCGAATAACTTCTGCGGCATAGTATTCGTTGCCACGGTTCTTAGAATCTTTTGCTTTGAGTTCTAATGCTTTCTTTGCAACTTTTGTGTACTTACCTTTCTTTACTGTCTTAGATGCAAGACGACCAAGAAGTTGTGAGTTTGACATTTCATCTAACTCTTCTTCTTTGACACAATTAGGTACTTGATTACCATTACGACCTTTCTTCATGCCTACTTGCTTATAACCTTTCCAGCAATCTTCATCGTACATATCTTTGAATTGCTTAGTATACTTTGAAGGTTTAGTCTTTGCAGTTGCATCACCAGGTGCTGGTTTGTATGCAGATTCATCATCGTCTGCTTTCTTAGCATTCTTCTTGAAGTGTGCATCACGTTTTGCTTTGGTAGACTTCTTCAACCCTTTATAATAGTTTGCAGGTTGTGTACCCTTTCTATCTTTGATATCTGAATCTTGTGGCGCTTTCTTCTCAACGATAGGTTCAATATCATCTAACCACTTACGTGATTTAGAACCATCTGCCATTTCGATGATAACATAGTTTGCACCAAGTACTGATACTTCTGCGCATAGATTAGATTCTTTGACAATAACTAAATCACCAACTGCGTATAAGTCACCGTTAACATATTGTTCACGTGCTTCAGATACAGTAGGTAATTCAATGTGAGTCTTGAACTGTTTCTCTTCTTTCAGTCCCATACCTTTACGCACATCATTGAATAACTTACGTGCGTCTTGATTAGACATAGAAGTAGGAACGCCTTGTGAGAATGCTACAAAGTCATTTGCAGTTGCATTTGCACGTTGCTTAGATGCAGACATACCTTCAACACCAGTAGCATCTGGATCACGTGCACCTGCTGAGATGATATTGATTGACTGGAAGTTATAGAAACCATGACGTGCTTTCTGTCCGTTGTACTTACCTAACAGTACTTCAAACTCACGAATACGGTCAGCACCAACAACCATGTTGATTTTAGTATAACCAGCGTCATAAAGTTTCACTGCAATATCAAATACACTCTTTACATCTTTATCCATGATGATATGACGTGCATGTTTTGGAAACATCTTACGTGCGTGTTTAACTTTATCGCTATATGATAATGGGTCTTTCTTGGCATTCTGAGTCTGTGAGACATACACTTTATAGTCAAACTTACCTGACTTCTTTGCAAGTGTGTCCATGACTTTGCCATGACCAATAGTAGGAGGGTTCATTCTACCAAAGGTAAAATAAACTTCTTTCTCTGATTCGATTAGATACGTCGAGAAGTTCTTAATCACTTAGAACCTCTCTTACGCTCTTGGTCTTTTTTACGAACTTGGGGAATTAACTTACGGGCCATCTTTTGAATCACATTCTTTTTCCTGTCTAATCTTTTCTCAATATCACGTCTACGTGCAAGTGATAGGTCAGACTTATCTATATCTTTAGTAAGTTTTTTAAGAATGGTATTACGTGCCTGTTTCTGTGCACGTTTTTTAAGAGTGTCCATGTTTGCGGTACGTTTTGCGGCACGTTTACGACCTAACGCAATCTTTGCTTTGTTGCGTTTGAACTGACGCGAACGCGCAAGGCGTTGTGTCATGTCGAGTGCTTCGTTTTCTTCGCGCACGAATTCTTTGAATTTGAGTGGTTTTGCCACTATTCTATCCTCTATGTTGTCCCATATGATTTACAATTATCAAAATGATATCTTTTCATACCATTAGAACCACCCGTTTTACCACAATGGCGACAGGTAATTTTTGATTTAGGCGTTTTCAATTTCAACAATGTTTCTTCAGAATGTTTATGTCCTTTACGACTTTCTGACATTCTTGCTCTTGTTTCAGCGGAACGTAATACACCTTTATTACTTTCCCTGATTTTATTTTTATGTTCTTCAGTGAAAGGTTTTCGGGATAAACCTGTTTTACCTTCACTTATTCTTTGTCTCTCATAATCAGTTCTTTTTCTACCGACTTTAGAAAGACGAATTAGTTCTCTACTTTCTTCTGTATGTTTTTGTCCATACATAGGATGAAGAGTAGGGTCATCATATATTGGTTCGCATCTATTTTCTACTTCATCCCAGTCAATAGAAACGGTAGATTTCTCTACAAACTCGGGTCTATAATCAACATACTCCATTTCATTGATGTATGCGTATATTTCTTCTATAGACCAGTTATACATAGTAGTAGACATAGTAATTATCCTTTCTAATTGTTATGTTTAGAGGAGTAGGGATATTGGTAGTATCTCTACTCTTCGCTACTTCTATTTATACTATTTTCTACTTGAAGATTGCCATCCTTTCAAAATATCTGGTGAAAAGTTATTATAACTAAACTCCATTCTATCAACTAATTTGACTGCATCTCCACCTACTTTATCAATAGCAACAAACCCTTCTGCTCCAGTTACTTTATAACCTTTAGAGGTTTGAACAAACGTATCGATATTAGATAAACTATTCAATTTAGAAATAAGTTTTAGTTTCGCAAGTACTAGCATTTTTTGTAATTCAAACATCTTTTCTAACGATGAACGATTCTTACTTGAGAAAAATGCTAGTATTGCGTCACGCTTATCTACTTGGGTTTGCTTGCCTTTTTCGGTTTTGCGTTTGTCGATTTCTTTTTGGTAGCGGTCTTCGATCCAGCGGATGAGGTTTTTCGTGTGCGCTTTGGTGTCGGTGACGACTTCGCCTTTTCTGACGTAGGTGTTGTTGAACTGCTCGATGAGTCTTGCGAGTTCTTGGTTTCCTTCGAGGGTTCTGAGTGTAGACCCAGCAATTTGGTTAAAAAGTTTACCACTTTTTGAAAGATATTCATTTACTTTCTCCGTTTCTTGTTTAGACATAGTTGCAGGCACTGAACGTAACATTGCGTCCTGTGACCATACGTTAGATGATTTCTTGAACTTACTTACGTCTACACCGTAGGATGCTTTCATGTTCTCAAATGTATCACCATTATATGTAGTATGCCATACTATCCCTATTTTTGCTTTCTTTACTTCACTTGCTTGTGATTCGGGTATAGCATATACAATTGTGTTCGGGTGAAAAGTTACATACTTCTGACCGTCAATAGTTTTAGTTGATAAGTCGCCTGGACCAAATAAGAAGTCACCTTGAACTACACCTTTGATACCAAGTTCTGGTAGATACTTGAGTGCGTTCTTCAGTAAGTCAGTCAGACTACCTTTCGTGTCTTCTTCTATATCAGCATTCGTTTTATATATCTTGGGGTTCTTATTGAAGATACCTTTCTTTGCAACAAAGAACTTGCCATCACTTGGGTCTTGTCCTGCAAAGATAGCAGGTGCGCCATCCCACTTGACTGAGACTGAACCTTTACTTTTACCACCAAGCATATCACGTAGTTCACGTAGTGCAAAGATTGCTTCACGTGTACCTTTTACACCACCGTAGATAACTTTATCTTCGATATGTGTCATATGGGTGTTCTTTTGTTCTGATAAAAACTCTTTGAAGTCCATCTTCTTACCTATATTTAAAGTCACACATTAATCGTGTTGGATAACCATCACCACCTTGTGTGTCTCGTATGTTAATTTTAAATTGATATGTCTTTGTTTGAAACTCAATATCTATACGTTTACCAGTACCAGTCTTACCGCCATAGTATATCTTAGGAACGCCAGTGAGTGTTGCGGCATCTTTCATTGCTCTCTCACTCATCTCTTTTGACTTAATCGTACCTGCTAGTTTGTGTATGATATGATAGTTGTAACCAANACCAGATTCTAGAAACTCTTGCAGTTCTTTCTTNTTAGGNAACTTAGCATTCTCTATCACGCCTTTCTTGAGTTCGCCATTAAATATCTGACAGAATAACTGATTGTTAATACCAAACAAATCAAGTAATGCTTTACCATCTTTGTTCTGCACTTCACCGTCTTCTATCTCTTTTCTCATTAATACTTTCTTGATACCAAGATTGAAGAACGTTGTTGTGCCACCTAGTTTCAAACTAAGATAGATTTCTTTACCACCGTCAAGTGTAAGTGTGATATCTGTTACTGACTTACCAACATCAGAACCACGACCTTTAGGATTCGATACGTGTATACT